TTAGTAGTATGTGATGAAACTAACAACACAGGCGAAGTAATTGATAGAAATGAATTTATAGCTGAGATATTCATTAAACCAGCTAGAAGTATCAACTTTATCACATTATCTTTCGTTGCAACACGAACTGGCGTCTCTTTTGACGAAGTTGCGGGTTAAGGTAGAGGAGAATAAAAATGGCAAACATATCAGACTTCAAAGCTAAACTTGCAGGCGGTGGCGCTAGATCCAATCAGTTTAAGGTAACAATGCCTTTCCCTGGTTATGCAAGTGTTGGTGGCGAAATAGAAGACTTGGCTTTCTTATGTAGAGCTACATCTATTCCTTCAATGGAAATTGCGAACATTAATGTTCCTTTTAGAGGTAGAGCTATTAAGGTAGCTGGTGATAGAACGATTCCATCGTGGTCAGTCACTTGTTATAACGACACAAATTTCAGATTAAGAAACGCATTTGAAAGATGGCAGAACGGTATAAACAATATGAGTGATAACGAAGGTCTAACAAATCCAGTTGATTATCAAGTGGATGCGTTCCTAGATCACTTGGATAGAAACGGTAATACAATAAAGTCATACACTTTAAGAGGTGTATACCCAACAGCAATTGCTGGTATCGGCTTAGATTATGAAGAAGCAGGTGCGATTGAGCAGTTTGAAGTGACTTTAGAATACCAATTCTTTGACACAAACACTACTACTTAATATTTAAGTACACTAGAGGGGCTTCGGCCCCTCTTTTAAAACTTATATAAGTATTAGTATAGGAGATAAATTATGGCAGAACTATTCGGGTTTAGTATTACAAAGCTCAAAAAGCAAGCAGATCCAAAACAAAGTTTTACAACCAATCAGGCTGAAGACGGTACACAAACGGTTTCGGCAGGGGGTCACTTTGGGTCTTACTTGGATATGGAAGGTAGTGCGAAGACAGAGCAAGACCTTATCCGTAGATATAGAGAAATAGCAATGCACCCAGAGTGTGATATGGCGATAGAAGATATTGTCAATGAGGGTATTGTTGCGAATGAATTGAAAGATGCGGTAAGAGTTATCTTTAATAACTTACCATACGGCAGAGATATACAAAGAAAAATAGAAGACGAATTCCAGGAAGTTTTAAGATTAATGAACTTCAATACAAAAGGCCATGACATATTCAGAAGATGGTATGTAGATGGTAGAATATTCTATCAAAAGATTATTGATAGAGACAATCCTAAAAAGGGTATAACAGAATTAAAATATATTGATCCTAGAAAGATTAAAAAGATTAGAGAAGTTAGAAAGAAAAGACCTGATGTTCCTAGTCCATCAGCTTTAAATAGTCTAGCTGTTGTAGATGAATATGTAGAATACTTTTTATTTAATGAAAGAGGTATATCTGGTACAACTGGACAATCAGGTGTTAAGATAGCGCCAGATACAATCGCATTTTGTCCATCAGGTATTATAGATCAAAATAAGAATATGGTCTTATCATACTTACACAAAGCGATTAAACCTACAAATCAATTGCGTATGATTGAAGACGCAGTGGTAATTTATAGAATTGCTAGAGCGCCTGAAAGAAGAATATTTAAAATTGACGTAGGTAACTTACCTAAAGTAAAAGCTGAACAATATTTAAGAGACGTAATGGCGAGATATAGAAACAAGTTAGTATATGATGCTGGTACTGGTGAGATAAGAGACGATAGAAACTATATGTCAATGCTAGAAGACTTTTGGTTACCAAGTAGAGAAGGTGGTAGAGGAACAGATATTACTACTTTACCAGGTGGTCAAAACCTAGGCGAAATGACAGATGTAGAATACTTTAGAGCAAAACTATATCGTTCTCTAAATGTTCCTGTTAGTAGATTAGAAAGCTCACAAGGTTTTAATATGGGTAGAGCGAGTGAGATAACTAGAGACGAACTTAAATTTACAAAGTTTGTACAAAGACTGAGAAAGAAATTTACAGAATTGTTTAATGACATTATGAGAACACAATTGGTGTTAAAAGGTGTTATTGCTGAACAAGACTGGCATGTAGTCAAAGACTGTATAATGTATGATTTCATACAAGATGGACACTTTGCTGAACTAAAAAACGCTGAACTTCAAAGAGAAAGATTAGCATTAGCAAACGAAATGAGAGACTATGTTGGTAAGTTTTATTCTGTACAATATATAAGAAAAAATGTTTTAAAACAAAACGATAGAGAAATGGAAGAAATGGATAAACAAATTAAAAAAGAAATTGACGATGGTATTATTCAAAACCCCATGGCTCAAGTAACTGAGGAGAAAAAATAATGAGTGAAGAAACTAAAAACTTTATTGACAAACTTGCGGCAGGCGATAACGCTGATGCTGGTGAAGCATTTAAAGATGCTTTAAGAGTAAAGGTTGGTCAAACTTTAGACGCACATAGAAAAGATATGGCTGGGAATATGTTTAATCAAGCAAATCCTATACCTGAGGCAGAGGCACATAGTGACCCTAAACCAGAAATCGCTGATCCAGGAACATTTGATAGAGATGGAAATGTACTTGATACTACTGGACAAAAAGATGGTAACGCTGAATTAGATTTATCACAAGACGGAACAGCAGATACAATGGTAGGAGTAGATATAAATGCAGGTGAGCCAAATAGTTAAACAGAATCTTTTAATAGATTCTAATGCTTACAATAGTCTTTCACCTAATATGAAAGACGCTGTAAAAGATGTATTTTCGTTTTATAAAGAAGCGAAAGGTAACATTGTAGAAAAATTTGAAAGCGCAATAAAAGAAGTTGCTGCTATACATAATTTAGAAGTTAAACAAATAGAAGATTACTTTGATAAAGAAGTAATTGAAAAATTAGGAGAAAAATAAAATGGCACAAACATTTATCGTAAAAGGTAGTGTTGTAAACAATCCGTCAGATAACACAATTGGTAGAGCCCAATTTGTTAGAATTACAGCAACAGGCGCAACACAAACTGTTACTATAAAAGGTTCTGACAGTTCTGTTTTAGGAACAGTTTACTTACACGCTGCTGGCGATACAGTAATTATAGAAAAGGCACCAGGAGATTTTGTGACTATCGCTGATGGACATGCATCTGCTGTTGGTTCGCCTAGAAGTTAATGACGATTAGTGCTACTAAACTAACTGACAATAGTTTTAACATTATAGTTAAAGCGAATGGTGTTGGTAATGAGGAAGAACAAACTCTAGTTGATGTAGTAAACTCAAACAATGCGAGCTCGGAACCAAAGGTTTCAATCGCAGATATACATTATGAAATATTGGGTACAGGTAAATGTACAATATTTTTTAAAAATGATATTGAAAAGAAAGTAGAGATAGAGGGTCGTGGAAACTACGGTCTTAAACCTACTGAAGATAGAATTAAAGATGCAATAGGTGATATATTGTTAACCAGCGATTCTAATGTCACAAGTTATAATGTGGTAATAGAAGCGCAAAAAGAATCAGGATATACAAGTTAATGGCTGACACAGTAACAACACAAACAATAGCAGATACTTCAGGTGTCAAATTTGTAGCGAAACTTACAAATTTTTCCGATGGTACTGGCGAGACTTTAGTTAAAAAAGTAGATGCATCTGAACTTACGTTTATGAGTGAAGATGGTAATAGAACTATTGCGAGAGTATATTACTCTATCAATACATCAGATAGTAAATCAGGCGTAGAGTTGATATGGGATGGTACAACAAATGCGACTGCTTTATTGTTATCTGGTAATGGTTTTATGGACTTTAGAACAGATGGTAATAGTATTCCAAACAATGCTGGAACTCCTACTGGCGATGTTTTACTATCAACTAAAAACTTTGCTAGTGGCGATAATTATACAATAATTGTTGAGTTTAGATAAAAAATTGTATAAATATATAACGTAAAGAGAGAGAATTTATGAAACTAATTTCCGAAGAAATAAACAACGCCGAATATATCGTTGAAGAAAAAGACAACGGTAAAAAAGATTACAAAATCAGAGGTATTTTTTTACAGAGTGATATAAAAAATAGAAATGGAAGAGTTTACCCTAAAGAGGTGTTAAACAAAGAAGTAAAAAGATATAACCAAGAATTTATCAATAAAAAAAGAGCATTTGGTGAGTTAGGGCATCCTGACGGACCAACTGTTAACCTAGAGAGAGTATCGCATATGATTACGAAACTCTATCCAGAAGATAGAAATTTTATTGGTGAAGCAAAAATAATGAATACACCTTATGGTAAGATTGTAAAAGGTCTTATTGACGAAGGCGCTCAACTTGGAGTGTCTAGTAGAGGTATGGGTTCATTAGTACAGCGTGGTGGTTTCAACTATGTAAAAGATGACTTTTACTTAGCAACTGCTGCCGACATTGTCGCTGATCCGTCAGCCCCTGACGCTTTCGTAGAAGGTATCATGGAAGGTAAAGAATGGGTTTGGGATAATGGTGTCTTAATAGAGAAAGATATTGAGGCGTGGAAAATGGAAATTTATAAGGCGAAAAAAAGAAGTTTAGAAGAAAAAAAAGTAAATATCTTTAAAAACTTCCTTGAAAAGCTATAATCTTATAAATATCCTATAACAAACAAAAAATAAACGTTTATTTTTATAAGGGAGATTTCAATGGCCGAAACAGATAAGAAAATTGAGGCAATGGAACAGGAAGTTAGTGAAGCGGTAAACCCGCAAGCTGATGCTCCAAAGAAAAACGCTGTAGCGGCTGAACCTACGCATTTAAAAAATGATGCGGAAGATTTAGGTGCGGCTGTTGTTAAACCAACAGACAGCAATCCAGATGCTTCAAAATCTACAAAACCTGTTACTGGTGATGCCCAACAAAAAAGTCAAGGTGCTGCTGATGCAATGCCAAAACTAAAAGAGGGCTCTAAAGAAACAGAAAAAACTCCTGACGATAAAGAAGAAAAATCCGAAATGATGCACGACAACGACAAGAAAAAGGAACCAATGAAAGCTGGTTACAAAGAAGAAGTTGATGCGCTAGTTGGAGATGCTGACTTATCTGAAGAGTTTAAACAGAAAGCTGCGACAATTTTTGAAACTGCGATTAAAGCAAAAGTAAAAGAAGAATCTCAAAGATTACAAGGCGAGTACGAAACTAAATTAAAAGAAGATACTGAAACTCAAAAAGCTGAGCTTGTTGAAAAAGTAGACTCATACCTAAACTATGTTGTTGAGGAATGGATGCAAGAAAACAAGATCGCTATTGAAAGAGGTATTAAAGGCGAAATTGCTGAGGACTTTATTGGTGGACTTAAAAAGTTATTTGAAGACCACTATATTGATGTCCCAGATGAAAAATATAATGTGCTTGAAGATCAAGCTTCTAAAATTGAAGACCTTGAGAAGAAACTTAACGAAGAAATTGAAAAGAATGTTGAACTTAACAAATCAAATGGTGAGTTAAAAAGAGAAGACATAGCGAAAGCTATATCTTCTGATTTAACTGACGTTGAAAAAGAAAAGTTTAACAAACTTGCAGAAGAAGTTGAGTATTCAAACGAGGAAGACTTCACTACTAAAGTTAAGACAATTAAAGAGTCTTACTTTGGTAAAAAAGAAGCTGAATCTAATGATATAGATGATGTGGCGGTAAGCGATGGATCTACAGTAGAACCTGCAGATTTAACAAACAGCATGGCTGCTTATAGCGCCGCTATAAGTAAAACAAAAGACATTAAGTTGTCAAAATAATAATATAGAGGGAGAAAAATACAATGTATTTATCTGAAACTTACGAAAAGAAATGGCAGCCAGTCCTAGAGCACCCTGATTTACCAAAAATCGGAGACT